CGCGAGGCCCCGCCGAGGACGACCGCAGAGGCGACGCCGCTCATCGGGCGACCTTCGGCGGATAGAAGACGGCGACGGCCGACGGGAACGGCGCGCTGTTCTTGGAGTCGCCGAACTTGAGGCGGCCACGGATGAACGTCACCGTCGCCATCGGCAGCACGTAGTCGTGCCACCATGCCGTGTCGGTGCGGGCCGGCAGGAGGCAGACGACGGTCGCACCGTTGCGGCTCTCGTTGTACGCCTTCTTGACCCACTGACCGATCTCGCGACCGTAGGGCGGGTTCATCCAGCAGACGTCGAGGCTCCAGTCCTGCTTCAGTCCGTTGGCGTCACGGTCGAAGAAGCGGGCGCACTTGGCGTTGTCCGCGTCCGCGCACACGTCGAGCGTGAAGCCGAAGATGGCGTTCCACTCGTTGAAGAACTCGACGGGGGTCGACCACTGGTCCGTGGCCGAGGAGAACATGAGATCGGTGTTCATGCCGCCCCGTATCCTTACCGAGGCGGCATGACAAGCAGACGAGCGGCTACTTCTTCTCCTTGCCTCCGACATACAGTTTGCCCTTGTACCGCACCCATCCCTCCGGCCCCAACGCGGCGCTGAGGGCTTCTGGAGTCATCGTTCCCGCCTCAAAGGCGGCGCCCATGTCGTTGGTCACGGCATCGTACTCTGTTTGGGCCGCAGCGCGCTCTTTCTTCAACCCAGGGCTGCTGCTCGCCAGCATACCCGCCGCCGCGCCAAGACCGGCGCCAATTGGAACAGTAAGCGGAGCCGCGGGACCGCCCAGCCCCGCACCTATCGCGCCACCCGCCAGAAACCCGGCCTTGGTAAAGAACTTTGCAGTATCGTCTACACCCTCGCGAGCCGCGTTCGCCTTCTTGACGCGCGCAACCATCTCAACCATTTCTGGAGAGTTGAGGTTGACCGGAGCGGCAGCGCTCTGCTTGACCCCCGCGGGGATGTACTCGGCCATCATCTCGTCCGGCACGCCGCGCACAGTCGCCTTGGGCTCAGTCGCGGAGGCCGCACCGGCTATCGGAGCCGCCTCAAACATCGGAGCAGGCTTCGCCGCAGCCGCCTTCTCCTCGGCGTCCGTCATCGAGCCGTAGCGCATCGACGTCTGCGCGGGCGTGCCGGCCGTTGAGTCGAGCTTGGCCTTCTGCTCCGCCATGCCTTCGCGGCGGAGCTTCTCTTTCATCTCAGCGTAGTCGGCCATGTAGACTCCAAGTCGCGACGACCATAGCAAAAACGAGAACGCCCCGCCACTATGGGCGGGGCCGAGCTTACGTTCTCGCCGGGCATTGATCTGCAAGAAGTGCCAACTCAACGGAGCTGGGTAGACACTTCTTGCAGGCCCGTGTCTACGGTTCCCTCGTCAGGGACTAACGGGCGACGCCGACGGCCGGGGGCGGCGGGAGACGAAGACCGCCGGCGGGAGCCGGGGCCACCGCCTGCACCGGGGCCGCGATGGACGCGGACGGGGAGGCCGGGATGCCGGCCGGAACCGCCGGAGCGGTGCGCTGCGGGGGCACGCCACCGGCCTGCGCCACGGGCTTGGCGCCCGACGCGATGGCCTTCTCGTACTGCTCCTTCGAGAGGAACTTGTTGATCTTGGCGTAGGAGCCCTGCACGCCCTGCTGGCCGGGCACGAACTCGACGTACGCCTTGCGGCCGCCGTTCGTCCCGGAGACGAACCACGCGTCGCTGATGTCGTTGTTCTCGATCTCCTCGTTGGTGAAGCCGAAGGAGGAGAGGATGGTCTTCAGGGCGGCGATGCGGCCCTTGAAGCTCTTCTCGGGGAGGCCGTCCACCGGGACGTGGAGGAACTCAAACATCTTGAAGCCGTTGGGGAACTCGACCGTGAAGCGGCGCGCGTCCTGCTTGTCGCCGGCCTTGTACTCGACGCTGATGCCGGTCACCTCGTAGTAGCCCGCCTCGGGCTGGGAGGAACCGAGGACGGAGACGCCCTTGAAGCTGGCGCCGCTGATGCTGAAAGACATGTGAACTCCGAACGTGGTGGTCTTGGTGGTGATGAGAGCGAACGACTACCCGACGGAAGGAGGAGGCACTGGCACGCCGCCGCCCTTCTTGGGTTCATCCTTCGGCGCGAGGTCGAAGAGGTTCCTCGCCTTGCGCTTGAGGAACGTAGCGCGGGCAATACCATCTTGGCAAGCCCAGCGGAGATGAATTTGTTGATGACCCGCGTGGAACAGCGGGTGCTCCTCGGAGATAGTCTTGACGCAGCTTTCGACGACAGCGCGCGGCTCTCCCGGACCTGCGGCGAGGATGCGCTCGGCCAGCGCGTCGGCCAGATCGTCCTGCCACTCAAGGCCCGCGACGCGGGTCAGCGCGTACCCGCCCGCCGAGGCGCGCAGGATCTCGCGGAGGTTGCCGGGGGTCTTCGCCCAGCACACGCCGGTGCGGTCGCCCGTCACCCACTCCGGCGACGTCGGGTCGCAGAAGTAGGTGCCGGGGAACCACGGGTCGGGGTAGGTCGAGTCGACCATCGCGCGCACGTTGATGTCGCACCAGCTCGGGAGCGTCTCGACCTGGTTGCGGCTCGGCACGTTCGGGCCGCCGGGGCAGAAGAACCCCTCGGCGTTCGTGCCCGGCATGCGCTCGTGGAACGTGAAGGCGAGATGCACGCCCATGTGGCGGCACAGGCCGGACAGCATCAGCAGGTACTTGTTGAGCTGCTGGTAGGCGTAGAACTTGTCCTTCTTCCCGCTCTTCCCGGCAGGCGCCTCTTCGTTCCAGACCATCATGCTGCGGTCGCAGATGTGGCTGGCGTCGTCGATGATGATGGCGCCGTACTGCTTCGCCATCCCAGTCTTGTGGACGTAGTCGAGCAGGACGACCAGCTCGTGCAGCGTCTGCGGCGGCTCGGGATGGACAGCGGGCGTGAAGCCCAGCTCGTTCTGCGCGACGAGCGTGATGGCGCTCGGCACACCGATGCACAGCGCGGTCGGGAACGCCGCCAGCACATCGGACGTCTTCTTCTTCTTGGGTTTCCCGTACACCGTCACCATGACGGTCGGGTTGTCGGTGGTCATTCGTGGCACTCCGACCCGGTGGTCTGCATCGTCGCTGGGTCGAAGACGACGAAGCACACGCTCAAGCCCGAGGCCCGAGCGCGCAAAGGTTGAGCCCGGCACAGGCTCCGTACCGGCCGTAGCACGACAGTTCGTTCTGCGCCTTCGGCCAGTCCCAGTAGTCGGTGGTCATGTCGAGCTGGGCGATCTGATGCTCCGCCCACCAGAGCCACTTGGCGAAGCCGGCGTCGCGGTGAGGGGTCGACGGCACCTGAACGCGCGCCACGCGGCCCAGCTGCGTCGAGGAGATGAGGTTCAGGGTCAGGCCGCCGAAGGCCGCACCATAGAGCTGCTTGCCCATGATGCGGAACGCGGCGAACCCTCCGTCGATAGCGTAGGCCGTAGCGCTGCTTTCCGCACTTACGGACGCCTGATGTTTGTGGTCCCAGATGTAGTAGCGTCCCGACTGGTCGCGTGTTACGAGGTCCATGCGGCGCGTGAGCGTGATGGGACGCCCATGCTCTCGGTGGTCGGGCATGTGTAGCGGCGTCACCTCGATGTCGGCACCGTCGAGACTCCGCCACGCGCCGCCCACCTCTTCGCCAACCCACAGACCCCACTCGCCGCGCAGCGTGCCGAGCACCGCCGTGACGGATGCCTCCACCGCGATCACGTCGCCGGGGCTCTCGGGGAACTTCGCCAGGTAGGCGTGGAACACCTTGCGCATGTGCGGCAGAAGCTCATGGCTCCCGTACTTGTCGCACCACGCTTGCGCCGCGTCCTCAGGCTCCATGAACACCGATGGGTCGGTGTAGTGGGCCTCGTCCACGACGACGCCCTGCGGCTGGCCTGCGCCCCAGATGGCGTGCAGGTGTGCCTGGAGCGTGTGGCCGATGCTCCCCTTCGCCAACGCCTCGACGGGCGGAGCGATGCTGGGGGAGCGCCCCAGCTCGTCGACCATCCGCGCGGAGCGGTTCTGGTAGGCGAAGAGCTGGGGGCACTTGGCGAAGTTGCCGATGCGGCTCCAGCCTCGGCTGGACTTCCCGGCGTCGATGAGCATCTTGGTCATGGCGTCACTCTATACCTATAGGTACGGATGCGCCACCCGACCACACGCTATTCTTCCTCTTCCTCGACGAACAGCTTGGACACGACGTCGTCCATGAGGGCCTCGCGGTCCTCCATGCCGAGCAGCTTATCGCCCATGCCGTCCAGCTCGTCCGCGGCGAGGAACTGCTCGATGGGGCCGAACTTGTCGGTCAGGATCTCGACGACGCGCTCGTCGTAGGTCGCCGCAGCGACGACGACCTTCAGCAGCGTGGCCCGCCCGCCATGCCGGTCGAACCGGCCACGCCACTGAAGGAAGTCACCGGGCTTCCACGGAAGCATCGCGAAGATAGCGAGGTCCGCCGTCTGCATGCCGTCGACCGCGATCCCGAAAGCCTGGCCCGTGCCAACGAGGCAACACGGGCCAGAGCTGTTTCGGAACCCGTCGATCATGTCGTTGCGCTCGGACTCGCTTACGCCGCCGTGCCCAACCCAGACCGTCGCGTTCGTCGCCTCGTCACCGGCAGAGACGGCCTTGCGGATCGCCTCACCCCAGCGCTCAGCTTCCCGGCGGCGTGCCGTGAAGACGATGACCTTGCCCCCACCCTTCAGCCCTTCAAGGGCCTCCGAGACGACGTAGCCACGCTTCCGCGAACACGCCTCCGCAAGACGCGCCTCAATGAGGCGTTCTCGCGCCGGCACATCTTCATAATCACCGCGTGTCTGTCGGGCAAGCTGTTTGATAGCTTGGTCGAAGGTTTGTGCGTCGTCGTAGCGCTCCGCCTTGTCCTGCGTGTCGACCGGCAGGTAGACGACCTGAACGCGCGTCGGAGGCAGGCTGGAGTGGCTCTCGGTGTACGGAACCTCGTGCGTGAAGAAGGAGCAGCGCGCCCGAAGCTCGTCGATGTTGCTGCTCCCCTTGTCGTCGAATCCGCCGTAGGGGTTCGGGGTCGCGTCGCAGTAGCGCTCCGCGAAGCGACGGTAGCTGTGCGCAAAGCCGCCAGGGGAGAGGAGGTCGAGCTGCGCCCAGAGGCGGCGCGGGCGCCCGTCGTCGAGCGGCGTGGCGGTGAGGCCGATGCGGAGCGCGAGGCTCGGCAGCCGGCTCACGTCCATGATGGCGACGGCCCACGCATCGCGGTCCCCGCTGGCGGTCTGGCGGCGGCTGAAGTCGACCGTGCCGTCGGACTTGTTGACTGCCTTCCACCGCTTGCTCTGCCCGTGGATGTGAAGCTCATCGAGGATCAGCACCTCGGGCTCCAACTTCATCACGAAGTCGAGGTGGTCGTTGAGCGACTCGGCCCCGACCACGACGAAGCGACGCTGCCCCGTCTGCGCGCAGTGCGCCGTGTACTGCTGCCACGTCATGTCGCCCTTGCGACGCTCGCTCTCGGGGCTCAGCCGCCACGGCAGGATGTTCGTGTACTGCTGGACCTGCGTCCACCAGACGTGCCGCGCCTTCGCCGGGCAGATGACGAGCACCGTGCCGGGCCGTGTCAGCGCATCAACCAGCGCACCCGCAGTCTTCCCCGCGCCGCACGGCCACACCTTCATCGTCCACGGGCGCGTCGAGGCCCACGCCGCGCCGCGCCGCTGGTAGGCGGTCGCCATCGCCTCGACGTGCGGCTTCAACTCGCCGCGCGCGACGTGCCCCTTGATGAGGCGCCGGCCGTTCTCCTCGAGCAGGCCGAGGCCGTCGGTGTCCTGCGGCCACGGCGTGATGGTGTGCGCCCCGGCCTTCGGCT